CAAATGGATCCGGTCTTGTTCTAAACGAGGCTACCTGAAGATCCGAATCTGCCAGACCCCTCTGAATTTCATATATATCCGCGATAGAAGTACGAATGACTTTGGAATCTATAATCGGACCATAGAAATTAATTCTCATATCAAAGGTCAAAGTATAGATGATAGTCCGTCTAGCTTCTAATGCATTTTCATAGTCATCAGAAAAATCTACTCCCACCAGAGCAAGAGGTACGTCCTCTTTTATATCAGGATAACTATCGAAAGGCTTCATCGTGACTACATATTGGGGATTAAAATAAGGAAGAATCTGTTCTACAATCTGCAGAGCATCATCTTGATTTTTAGCATAGATTGATAACTGAAAGCCTATATTATAAGGAACAAAACTATAGAACTTATTCCTATTACCGTAACCCGTTCCGGTCTGGGTGAAGTTATTAGTTTTCTGCAGCTGCCTTGCTGGATCATATCCGATGGTAGTTATCTCGAACGACATACGAGGTAGTTTCAACGCCACTTTAGAATCTTCAATTAGATCGGGTTGGGATCTAATACGATCAAGAAACTTACGCTGAGGCGCGTATGATAGTGGAACCTTAACCTGCGATATGACCTGACCAGAAGAGTTAGAACGGATAACATAAAGGTTATTAAAAAGTGTACCAAATACAGCAACACTTTTCCTTAGCTTCTGATGATAAAAATGTGTTCCAAGCATGTTTAACCTTTATATATTGATTGTAGGTGAGTTTCAAACTCTTCGACCTTAGCCAATCTATTTGGCCATAATATATATTCCTTTTCTGGATTCTTTTTTAAATTATTCAACAGAGGAACAATAGCGTTGTAAAGTTTATCCAGCTTATCCTGAGTAGTACTTGCTTTGCTTTCAACTTCTTTAGCCGTAGCTCCAAGAGCCTGAACGGCTTCAAGCTCAGACTCATCTACCGCTGTAAATCCAAAATCGAATAAGTCGCTCATTTCATCAGTCTCTTAATAGTTGCTAGGGCTTTTTTACCGTCGGGGTGTCTTGGGTTTATGCTTACCTCATTACCATTCATAAAATCAGATATATTGGCAGATTTACCTAGAGAAGTTATCGCTTTATGTAAGGGATCTCTTGGGTCATATCTCGTCTCGAACCCCGGTTTACCTCTAAGCTCTACCCATTTACTATCACCTTTATTCCACATTTTAAGCACATCTTGTGATCTACCACGGATAAGCTTTAGCTTAATACCCTCTGATATATATGTTTTAAACCCAATCATTAGCTAGGATCTCCGAAGGGGTTAGATTCGCTGAAATCCAAGAAGCCGTCTGCAGCGGTTTCGAAATCATTATTCTGTTCATTTTGGGATATTTTATTATCTTCGCTCACAGATGACAATAGAACATTGTTAGTTTTCTCGCCGTCAGAAGATAATTGATATATTACTTTATTTGCTGCAAATTCGTGATATTTACCATCATTTGCTCCAATATGGACAAGACTTAATATATTGGTATTCGGATTCCATCTAACAACTTCACCAGACATAGTTACGCTATCTGCCAAATCTTGATATACCATATCGCCAGCAGTAAATCCAGCGCCATCACTATCCAAAGTCAATAGGTATGTATATGCGTATTCTTCTTCAATATCGTCAACTGCTTCCACACCAGTATCAAAGTCTTCGTCATTATATTCAAATAGCTCACAACGTAATTTATATACCGTAAGATTACTTAACTGGTAAAATGGTTCTTCGTGCTCTACCATCATTATTTGGAATAACTTATTAGACAATGGCAAATAGATCAGGTCACCCTCGAAAGGTCTTACACTCTGAACCTCGTTATCATACCGGGCAACCAATTGCGTCCATCTTTTCCTAGAAACCACAAAAGTTGCCTGATCCCTTATCTCAACTCCAAACTTAGTAAACAGATCCCCCTCACCACCAAATCCTTCTATGTTCTCGATGTACATCTCAATACGGTGGGAGGAGTTAAATCTTGACGGAACATCGTCGCCTAAAATTCTATCCTCGTTTACTATATCCCTTGGAAGATAATAAACATCCTGACCATACATCTTTAAGGATTCTATTACTAAATCCTCGTATAGATTTTGCTCCGATCTTACCTTTGGGCTAAAATAAAAATTAGTGGCCATAACCTATCCCACGAAAAAATCTACTGGAAGTTCGTATTCTAGTCTAATTCTTTCTCTTAACTGATTTATTTCATTTATAGCATCTTCGTAGATAACTCTTGCGTTAATCTGTACTCCGCCTGGAAGCTGCATACCTTCGAATTTCATAAGGTTCGAGCCCCACTGTCTTTTAACTACTGCAACTGCATATTCTTTTAGCCAAATGTCTTCCCACACCTGGGTGAAAGTGCTTTCATCGATGTAGACATAAGCTTCTAGTACAATATAATCGCCCTCTTGAATATCTTTATCGTCGATGTCGCCTCGAATATAAAGCCTATTCTGACGACGTGCGAAGTTTACCTGTGGGGATCCGGTTAATCTTTGATCTAGTAATGATAGGTATTGCTGCATCTGTTCATAATATGCTAAGTCCCCTATATACGTGTGAATATCGGCAATATCATTCAGGTGCATCTGATACTTAATATCAAAAAAGTTTCTGGAGGATGTCAGATTAGATCCTATACTAAACATTTTAATTACATGGAGAGCATCAGAAGGAACAGTGATATACTGATTAGCAATATCAGTTGCAGTCATCTGATGTTTAATATAAGTTCTGTGAACTGCATCAGAGTGAAATTCTCTCCAGTATGCTAAGGCCTCATCAACCCTATCTTCCATCTGTTGTTCTTCGACATTGATTTCTATAACTGGATCACCTAGGTCTCTTTTTATATAATCAATAAATTCGTCCCTGCTAGTAATTGCCATATTTTATATCCTTTAATATCTTACCTCTATTTATAAGGTTAAGAACCCCACACTAGAGTACTACCAACATAGATTGCAGAAACAGCTGTTGAACCAATACTAACGCTATTAAATGCTGAGGAGCCAAGATAAACATCAGTAGAGCCACCACCTCCACCTCCACCTCCTCCGCCAGATGGAGCTGGAGCCGAAGCACTACCACTAGACCAACCAGTAGCGGTGATTGTTAAACCGTTGCCCCACCCTGTCGCTGAAATAATTGGCTTAGCCATTATGTCACCGTAGCAGTAATACTGTTAAACCAGATCATATCATTAGTTCCACTTGGACCTCTACCAGTCGGAGCTGAAATGTATATTTTTACTATCATATGTTTAGAGTTTTGCGTTCCAAGATCAGTAGTTGTGTATGTTAAATTATAATTAGTTTGAGCAGAATTTGCACTAACATTACCATAAGCAAAATTTCCGTTCCCATCAATTTTTAAAACATTTATACCATAAGTTCCAGACCAAGATGTTGATGTTGTAATGTTAGCAACTACGGATAATGTGTTTCCTGCTGCATATGCATTACATGGTATTTCAACGTTTTTCAAATATGTATATGTACCGGCTGTATCAGGTTTAATAAAACATAAAGCTCCGTCAGATTCATTATAATATAACATAGGTGTATGGTTATTATTATTAAAATTAGTTGAAAATGCAGCTCCTACTGGAATATTATCATAATCATTTGTAGAAAAATGAACATTAACATCACCGGTATACAGATTTGAATTATTATATAAATACATATCAGTTCTTACATTGAATCCTGGATTTGTTGTTCTATAGTCATTTCCATCACACTTTAATTGTCCAAAAGCCATGTTTCCTTCAGTCAAATAATGAGGCGTGCTGGATCTTCCATCATAGTAAATATTTTTATTATCATACCAATTAGTAGCTGAAAGCAGAACGTCTTCATATTGACCCGCGATGATACTACTGATTGTAGAGCCTGATGTTGGACCAACATCAGGACCAAACCTTTCAGATTTATTTACTGGCCCCCATACATCTCCTAAAAATGTAAATGCCGGCAAAGTGCTATTAGTAGTTATAAAATCCTTCTGGCCTTGATATACACCGATATAAGCACTATCTAAAAATTTAATTGTATTAGAAGTCACTGAACTAGCATACATAACTCGATCAGTGTAAGACATAATAGTACCAATTGATACATCGCTATCATTAGATCCGCTCCAACCCTGAAACCGTTGGCCGGTATAGGCCATTACATTATTTAATCTAAGAGTTGTATTACCATAAGTAGCATTCCTATAAGTATATAATCCATAATAACCAGTGGCATAATTAACTTCGCTATTATTTGTAGCACTATCAGCTCCTGA